TATAACATTAACATATGATGATGCACACTTACCGAAGAACCGTAAGGCGGCGGATAAAATATTAGCAAAATTTTTAAGACAGCTCCGGACATCAAGAAAAGTGTCCGGAGATAACCTTAAGTATATAAGATGCACCCATGAGCTTGCCGGTGATGATGGGAGACGGCTTCACCATCATATAGTAATTAATGCCGGGGAAACACAGCGTGATTATGAAATGATTCGTTCATTATGGGTCTGGGGTAACAATATAGAAATAACCGGGATAAATAACAGCGACCATTATATGCACGACGACTTTTTAGAGCTCGCTATGTATTTAACAAGAGAGCGCAACCCGGAAGCTGCGCCGACATCGGTAGGCGCACGCAGTTGGTCAAAGTCAAAAAACCTTATAGCACCTGAACGGAAATCTGAGCCGGTAGACGATAATTATACAGTAGATGCACCGCCCGGTTCTTTTGTGCTTGAAACAGATGAACGGCGCAATGAGTACGGTACATTTAAATATATAAAATATCTATTGCCTGATAAAAAAACTATAAATAAACCGTCACACCGCAGACGAGAGTAGCAGTTAACATAAAACTAAACATAGAGTATACATATAAAATATTGACTAGGGGTTGTGTATATCAATAGAACATCCCTGTAGAAAAGATGGAAAAAGACTGTACTTGGAATCATTTTATTTTATGATGATGGGTAACAACGCAATCTTTTTACAAAGGGTGATGTATATGGATTCCGGTAAAAGTGTTAATTACATTGCAAAAGCAGAATCGCTTTTAGCAAATTACAGCAACCTTGTTATTTCATTGAGCAATTTGCGAAGTCGCCAAGTACAGCTTACCAGACAAAGGAATCTTCCTAAAGCTACTACAGTTGATTTAACCCGACCAATTAGCAGCTCAAGTTTTTCAGCTAATGCATTGGCTGAGTTCTCTGCTATAGCTGAAGAGCTGTCAGTTGTTACAGATTTAATTTCCGAAACACGTGCAGCGGTAAAAGCAATTGATTCAGTATTGCGGCAGCTTACTAAGAGAGAATCAAAGTTACTCCGGCTCTGGTATATTGCTAAGAAAAGTAAAAATGATATAGTTTCTGAAATGGGTTACAGTGAGAAAAAATCAATATATAATCTCAGGAGTGTTGCAATAAATAATTTTTCCGTGTTATATTATGGATTACCCGCAGTCATAGAGTCGCAAGGTGTTGAATAGGTTTTATAAAAATGCAAAATTACACAAAGAGTACACTGACAAGTTCGGTTTTATGTGTTATACTGTTAGTGTCTAAAAAAGTGAACAGCGACCGAAAGGTCGTTTTTTATATTCAAAAAAATATAAGCAGCGCTTAAATATCTGCCGGGCAAAATAATTTCATGAGTGAATAAATTATGACTGACAGAGAGCAGGCGGCGATTGAATTAATTAAAGCCGACACCAAAAAGTTTTATAACTCTCGGATATGGCGACGACGTGCACGGTCGATACTCAGACGGGACAAGTACGAGTGTCAGGACTGTAAGAACCGGGGCAGGTATCGTCGGGCAGAGTGTGTGCATCATATTCTCGAAATTGACAAGCAACCTTCACAGGCATTCACGGAAGCTAACTTGATTTCATTATGCAAACGGTGTCACAACCAACGGCATGACAGGGGAAGTAACTGGAAAAAGGGTGAGCCGAAGTTTACGACACCCGAACGGTGGTAGCAGACACCCCCCGGTCATAACTTTTGGTTTGTAAAGGGAAAACGTACGCCGTGAAAGGGATTTTGACAAAAGGTAAACGTCGCGCAATGCGCACAGCGGTGCGCGTATACACGCGCACACGTGAGGGAACTGACATGAAAAACAAGAAAATTGTTAATATCGAACTTACTGCTGAATTTAAAAAAGTACGTGATTCGATGCTGAAGCAACTCAAAGACAAAAATATTCAAGAAGAGTTTTATATTAATCTAGTGAAGACCTACATGAAGTTTTGGGTTGATGTAAAACACTTAGAAAAAGACATTCAAGAGCGGGGTATAAACATAACTGTCAACGGGCGGTATGGTGATGAAATAAAGAAGAATGACAGCCTTGGAGAAAAAATCCGAGTAAGTGCACAAATGCTACGCATTTTAGATTCACTGGGATTAAAGCAAAAAGATTTTCTAAAAGAAACACCCAAGGATGATGAAAATGAAGATGACTGCTAATCTTCCGCCGGAAATAACAGATTATCTTGATATCGTAGAGCGGGATATAGTCCCGGCATGTAAAGAGCAGAAATTACTCGCCAAAATGGTGCGGCGGGTATTTTTAACGGAAAATATTTATGTCGATACGGAACAGCTGACCAAATATATGAATTTACAAAAATACTTCCCATTCAAGCTGTTTGCATGGGAAAAGTTTTTGTTCACGCTGCATAACTGCACATATATCACCGAAACTGCCGAACTGCGCTTTCCCAATATGCTCATGTTGGTCGGGCGCGGTTCTGGTAAAAACGGTTATCTGTCATTCGAGAACTTTTGCCTTATGACTGTTATAAACGGTGTGAAGAATTATCACATCGACATTTGCGCTACCAGTGAAAGTCAAGCAAAAATATCTTTTGATGAAATCCGGGAAGATGTTTTAGAAGAACATGCCGACTATATGCATAAGCGTTTTTACTGGACAAAAGAAACTATACAGCACCTTAAAACAGGTTCAAGACTGCGATTTCGTACAAACAACTCAAAAACAAAAGATGGTGAAAGAGCGGGAAAGGTTGATTTTGATGAATTTCATCAATATGAAGATTACAAGAATGTTAATGTATTTATGGGGGGATTGGGAAAAAAGAAACACCCTCGTATTACATATCTGACGACCGACGGATATATCCGTGGCGGTCCACTTGATGAATTGAAAGCAACGGCACTGGATATTCTTGAAAACGAGCAGAATGATAAAGGTCTACTTCCCTTCATATGCAGGCTCGATGATGAAAAAGAAGTTGAAAACCCCGATTTGTGGGTAAAAGCAAATCCATCATTGGTGCATTTTCCTTATTTAAAAACACAAATGTTGTCTGAATGGGAAAATTGCAAAACAAATCCAAGCTTATACTCTGCATTTTTAACAAAGCGCATGAACATTCCAATCGGGAACAAAGACACGGAAATAACAGACTGGGCGAATATTCTGGTTACAAATAGAGAAATACCGGATTTAACCGGACATTCATGTGTTGCCGGAATTGACTATATGAGAACAAATGACTTTTTGGCAGTTGGTCTGCTGTTCAAAGACAATGATACAAGATACTGGTTAACACATTCCTTTGTATGTCGTCAATCTGTAGATTTACCAAGAATCAAAGCACCCATTAATGAGTGGGAGCGGATGGGGCTGCTTACATTTATTGATGATGTAAATATACATCCTGATATTCCTGCAAATTGGTTATGGAGCATGGCCGTTGATTATGATATCAAGTGGGTCGGAGTTGACGGGTTTAGATATGCACTTTTAAGCTCAGCTCTGGAAAAAGTAGGGTTTAATGCAAAGGGTGATTATAAAAACATAAAACTTGTTAGACCAAGTAACCAGGAATACATTGAGCCTGTTATAAACAGTATGTTTTTAGATGAAAATATAATATGGGGTGATAATCCCCTGATGCGTTGGTATACCGGGAACGTAAAAAAAGTGATATCGCTGCACGGTAATTTCCGATATGAAAAAATTGAACCAAAATCACGAAAAACAGATGGATTTATGGCACTGGTAAATGCAATGTCATGTGAAGATATGCTTGAAGCAAAAAAAGACCCTCCGCCGATAATGCCCCCGGTTATATTTGATTAAGTTAAGAGGTCATGTTAATGAGCATAAAAAGCTTTTTTACCGGAATGTTTGGACCAAGGACAAGATTTACATTAGACGGTAATGAATTTAAAGAATTAAACTGCGCAGTGACAGAAACTGCCGTGAGAGAACTTGCTTTAAATATCGCAATTAACATGATAGCAAAAACTGTTGCAAAGTGTGAAGTGAAGCAGTTCAAATCAGACCAAGAATACAAAGGCCTTGAATATTACTTATGGAACGTTAAGCCTAATGTAAATGAAAATGCATTTGATTTTTTCAAAAAGCTTATTTACAGGCTTTGTATGCAGGGTGAAGCACTGATAATATTTGAAAATCCCATGCATGAAGATAGAGTGCAAGCATTTGTTGCAGATTATTTTTATTTAAAAACAGATAGAACATTATACTCTAAAGTTTATAGCGGTGTAATTGTTGGGGAGTTGGAATACAATAAAGATTTCTATTCAGAGGAAGTTTTATATTTTAAGTATGAAAACGAAGACATAAAACGACTGATAGATTTGTTCTATAACAGTTACAGGCAACTTCTTGATATGTCAATAAAATCCTTTAAGCGCTCACGGGGTGAACGTGGTGTTTTAACAACCGGAGCACAAGCCGGAAATACAGAGTACACAGAAAAAGTTACAGAACTTATTAATAATCACATGTCAAAGTTTATAAATAGTATAAACGGTGTTTTACCTCTTGCAGAGGGTCAAAAGTATGAACGTGTAAATGGAACAGGACAGCGTGAATTAACAGAAGCTACAGATATAAGGAAACTTATAAACGATGTCTTTGATGTAACAGCAATGGCATTTGGTATTCCCCCGGCATTAATGCGCGGTGAAATGGCTGACTCAAGCCAACTTATGAATAATTACCTTACATTTTGCATTGACCCGATATGTGACATGATATCAACAGAGATAAATGCAAAACGCTTCAGCAAAGACGACTTCAGAGACGGCAATTATATCGAAATTAATACATCGAGAATTAAACACATAGACAGATTTAGCATAGCAGCTGCTGTTGATAAGTTAATTTCTTCCGGGACCATGACAATAAATGAAATCAGAAAAGAGTTGCGCTTGCCAAAATCAAACAGCAAAATCGCTGATACTCACATAATTACAAAAAACTATACTTTAATTGAAGATATTGTCAATGAAATATTAAATGAGTAACACCTGCCCGGAGCGGGACATAAGAAAACAAAAAGAGAGGAAAATTCAATGAACCATAAATTCTATAATCTTGTTGAAAGTCAAGACAAAAGTGAAGCCCACCTTTATATTTTCGGTGATATTCTTGAATACGAATGGGTTGAATCAGACGTAACACCTGCCTGTATCGTTACAGAGCTTGAAAAACTTGATGTTTCTCATATTATCTGTCACATAAACAGTTACGGCGGTCATGTAAGCGCGGGTCTTGCTATTTATAATGCGCTAAAAAGCCACAAGGCAAAAATTACAACAATTGTCGATGGTTTTGCCTGCAGCATAGCATCGGCTATATTTATGGCAGGTGAAGAACGAATAATGAACTCGGCATCGATGCTGATGATACATAATGTGTGGAATTACACATGTGGTAATGCAAATGAACTGCGAAAGACTGCAGATGATTTAGAAAAAATGACAGATGTTGTATGCAATACTTATCGTGAAGCCGGGCTAACCATATCAGATGAAGAATTAAAAAATATGCTCGATGCAGAATCATGGTTAACACCATCAGAAGCATTAGACAGCGGTTTTGCAACATCAATACAAAAAGCAACTGAAAGCGATAAGGCGGCAGCTAATGTGCGTGATTGCATAATGACACTAATAATGGCAGGGTTAACTGCAAAATTTGGTGAAAAGGATGCAAAAGTTGCAAAAGCCGCAGAACTTCAAATAAGCATCGATGCTATTAATGAATTAAGTGACAGGCTTAAAGCAATGGAAAATGAAATGCGGGAATTAAAAGGTGCAAATGAAGCCGGACAACTCCCGCAAGACCAAAATGAAACAGTGCCGAATAGTGCAGTCAATAAATCGGCTGCACTGATACGAGCTGTAAATAACCACATAAACAAAAATTAGGAGGATAATCACGTGAAAAACTTAGATACTCTAAACGCAGAGAAAATCGAAGTCTTAACAAATCTCGGAAACGCAATGACAAGCGAAGATGAAAACGAAGTAGTTAAAGCAATGTCAGCATTTGCAGAGCATGTGCAAAACAGTGTACTTGCTGAAGCAAGGGGGCTGCAATCAGCATCAGACACTTCAATACTCGCCGGTCGCGGTACAAACCAACTCACAAGCGAAGAAAATCAATATTACACAAAGCTAATTGCAGCTATGAAATCAAGCAACCCGAAAATGGAGCTTGAAAATATTGATGCTGTTCTACCAAAAACAACAATTGAACGTGTTTTTGAAGACCTTACAGTTTCGCATCCGCTGCTTAATGCAATTCAATTCCATAACACAACTGTGTTAAATGAATGGATTGAACATGACCATGAAACCCAGCTTGCAGCATGGGGTGATTTAACGGATAAAATTATTGCAAAAATCACATCCGCTTTCACAAAAATTGACATGAAAATGTTTAAACTCTCGGCATTTATGGTTATATCACAGGCAATGCTTGACCTCGGCCCGCAATGGATTGACCGCTATGTCCGTGTAATTCTTGCTGAAGCAGTTGCATTAGCAATCGAAGAATCATCCATAAACGGCACGGGTAATAAAATGCCGATTGGAATGAACCGGCAGGTAGGAAAAGACGTAACAATCACTTCCGGAGAATATCCATTACGTGACAAGGTAAAACTTGACAGTTTTGACCCTGTAAGTTATGGCAAATTTGTTGCAGAGCATCTTGCGACAACGGCAAAGGGTAATCCGAGAATCATCACGGAGATGATATGCATTGTAAACCCAATTGATTATCTTGAAAAAATCATGCCGGCAACAACGGTAAGAACACCGCTCGGAACGTATGTAAATAATGTATTTCCGCTCCCCACAAATGTAATTCAATCTGTACGGATGCCAAAAGGGGAAGCAATTATCGGATTCGGTGAGCGTTATTTCATTGGAATCGGAGCGGGAACAGACGGCGGCAGGATTGAGTACAGCGACGAATACAAGTTTTTGGAAGACCAAAGAGTGTACAGAGTTAAAATGTACGGTAACGGAACACCACTTGACAATACTTCATTTGCTCTCGTGGATATATCGGGGTTGCTGCCGATGGTGCAGCAAGTGTTCGTGACGAACATAGGCGATGCCAACTTTCCGGTCATATAGATTATATGACGTAGAGGGTTATGCCCTTATTGATGTTAACGGTTACAAGTTATATGTAAGAAAGTGATTATTATGGATAAAAACAAAGCGAAATCATTATTATCGGATGTTAGAAATTATCTTGATATAACTTGGGAAGATGAAGCCGGTGACGAAAAACTGATAGGAATAATACAAAGAGGCTCTGCCTACCTGCAAAGATATGCGAGTAGGCAGCTCCCCTTTGACGAAGGAACACATGAGCGCAGTCTGTTACTCGATTATTGCAGATATGCCCGTTCGGGTGCATTGGATGAATTTGCAAAAAATTATCAGACAGATTTATTAACTTTTCGCAATGATGAAGCTGTGAGGGATGTTAACGATGGAAAAGAGTAAAACACTTTCCGCATCGGCGGAACAAATTGAAGAAGCGGTAAATGATGTTAAATCCGGACAATTTGCTCGTAAGGATAAACAAAATATGTTTTTAGAACCGGTACGGGTTGCAAAAACTACAATGGCAAATGACCGCGCCGAGTTGCGAGATGATGCACTTCAGCTCATGTCACAAAACGGTGGATTTACTTACGGTACGCATCGAATACAATATGCAGGCTCAGGCGGTGCTGCACAAATAAGTGTTGCAAATGCTCAATTGCAAATAAATGCACCTAATGGGTTATCAATAAATGGTAATCCAATTGAAGGCGGTTTACAGCAAATTGGACCTTTTATACTTGGCACAAGCGAAGCTGAACTGTGGGAAAATTTATGGCTTATTTGCGACGAACTCGAACAGAGAAATGTGCGTCCTAGTGACATTTCTTTTATGCGGCTTCGTTGCAATGAAGAATGGTTTTCACATAATCCGGGTGGTGTTTTGCGTGTTATAAGATTTACTAGTGCTCCTACAGACACACCTTGGGACTGGAATCCAGTAACAGAAATAGCAGTTTATGAAACAGAACCTTGGTTTCAGCTAATGGCTAATGGCGGACATGCGGATTTTATTATTAAAAATGAACAGATGGAAAACAATTGGGGTGATATGTTTAACCAACATGGGTGGTTTAATGGTTTTCCAACTTGGGTGTCAAAAAATAAAATAGACCCATGTTGGTGGCAATTATCAATATCGCCAAACCATAGACTATATCTTTATCCCGAATATTCAAAAGTACAAGGAGCGAGTAACGACCAAATCGGCATCCCGTACCAAATGCGGGAACCGTTACCGTTTGTGCCGATACAAGGGTTAACACTTGAGTTTTGGTTGCACAACCAGAAGTGAGGATGTAAAAAATGAAAATAATAAAAACAGGCAAACTACCAAAATCTGAGTCAGTCAGCATTGAACAACCTTTTTCCGAATTGGCATTTCTTTGTGAAAAATGTAAAAGCGAATGGATTGCAGAACCTATAGATTGTAATCGCTATGACTGGGGATTAAAAATTATAGCGCATTGTATATGCCCTGTTTGCGGTCGTAATAGTTTTGCAGAATTTGAAACAAACGGGCAAAAAAAAGCACGTGAGTTTTCAAGTAGACAGAAAAACAGATTGGCACAGACAAGCACCACCAGTGCAGGTGCTGTTATTACTGATGATACTTTTCTAAAAAGTAATGCCGGTGCACATCTTACAAGAGGTGCGCTCCGGAACATGAATAAGGATGCACTTGAATCATTGGCAAAAAAACGCAATGTTGATGTATCCGGATGTTCAACTAACAAACAGCGTGCAAATATTATTTTTGATGCAATTAACAGCTTGGGATAGTTATGAAAAGAAAAATAACAATTCAAACATTTAACGATGGTGTTATAAGTGTTTATTCAATCGAATCTGTTGATAACGGTTCTGAAACACTAGAGCTTAAACAAAAGAATTTACGTTTTAATGAGCGCACGGTTGGTATAAACCGTTATTATCGTGCAAAACAAGATAATGTTGAAATAACAAAAGTTATACGCACACCAAGGTTGCAGAAAATATCAACTCAAGATGTTGTGAGATTTTTAAACGGTGAGCAATATTATATAAGGCGAATTGTTCCACCTGAAAATGTGACACCGCCATGTTGGGATTTAAGCCTTGAAAGGGTTGTTCATGATTATAACATTAACTAAGCTTGAAGATTTATTAAAAGAAATAACCACATCTGTATTTCACAATGAAGCATTTAAAGCTTCTGCACCATACATTGTTTATTCGGAGTACCGAAAACGCAATAAATTTGCAGACAACAGACCATTGGTCGGCGCATGGCGAGTACAAGTTGATTATTACACAAAGCTTCATATTGATATTAATTCATGCAGAATTGAAGAGCTGTTATATGAAAATGAAATACCATTTAAACATAACAAGGTGTTTGATGCAGAATTAAAGCTTAACAGACATATATTTGATTTGGACGGGGTTCACGATGGCTAAGTTTGAATTTGATATCAAGCAACTAGAAAATAATATTGTCGGCCGAATTGGAAAAATCCAAAATGTTAGCGGCAATCCTGCATATGGCAGTATTTTACAAAGAGCGGGAGCACGTCTTGCGGAATATTTTAAAGGAACTTTAATCAGCCTTGGAAAAGACGACACCGGACAACTTATTGACAGCATAAAACCTACCGATGTAAAAATTACCGGAAACAATGAAAAAAGCATTGATGTTTATCCGCACGGTATGCGAAAACCAACAGCCAGGCAACGAGGGGTAAGAAACGCTATGGTCGGTTTTGTGCATGAGTATGGGTCAAGTAAAGTAAAAGCTTCACACTGGATGTCAAATACCGTTGATGATGTGGGTGATGAAATCGCTCAGATGGTAGCCGATGGTGTTTCACAAATAATTGAAAACCAATTGAAAGGAAAATAAAGAAATGTTAGGAAACAAAAAAAGGGTAGACAAAAACCCAAAAATAGGCGTGGATATGTTCCACTTCGCAAAACTTAAAGAAGACCCCGATAAAGGCAATCCTTCGTATGAAGAGCCGGAACAGATTCCGGGTACTGTTAATGTAGGATTTAATCAAAACGCATCAACAGCACCCTTTTATGCAGACAACAAGGTATTCAGAACATCTGCACAGCGTGGAAACTTGGTTGCCACCATAGGATTGGCAGACATTCCCCCGGATATTCTTTCCGAGTGGTTCGGACAGGCTTACAAAGAGGGTATTCTTGAAGAAGGTCAAATTAATCCGATAGATATGGCTTTTGGATATCGTGTAAAAAAAGCAAATGGAGCATATCGTTATTTTTGGTTCTTAAAGGCAAAGGCAGCACCGCCGGATGAAAGCACGGAAACACAAGGCGAGTCATTAAACTATCAAACTGATAGCGTTGAACTAAACTGTGCATATCTTGCATCATTGGGTATTTTCCGCAGAAGAGCTGACAGTGATGACCCAAATCTTTCTGATGAATTAAAAAAAGATTTGGAGTCAAAGTGGTTTTCAAACCCACTTTGGGGTCGCAAAGAAATTGGTGACGATACAGGCAGTGACGATACAGGCAGTGGTGATACTGGCAGCGGTGATACCGGTACTGACCCGATAATTTAACAAAACTTATTAAACTGAGAGGAATTATTATTATGAAAATAGTAAATATAAAAAGGTACAGAGACCGTGAAACAAATGAAATTCAAGAAATCGGCACAGAGCGGGATGTTTCCGAAGAACGTGCAGTAGAGATAATCGAAGCCGGGTATGCTGAAGAAATTAAAAATTCCAACGACGACAATGCCGGCAATCCCGACGACAATACCGAAAATCCCGACGACAATGCCGGCAATCCCGACGACAATACCGAAAATCCCGACGACAATACCGAAAATCCCGACGACAATACCGAAAATCCCGACGACAATACCGAAAATCCCGACGACAATACCGAAAATCC